TCCCGGTGATGACGCCCAATCACGCCGCCGTCCCGGTAGGCCGACGCCTCCACGATCTGGTACATTTCCATCCGCGTCATGTCCCGGCGCACCGTGCAATTCTTTTTTGTCCCCGCATCTTCCCATGCCTCCTGAATCTCACGGTTGGTCTTGGTATCCAGCGTGAATACGCTTCCGCTGGCGTCCCAGGAACCTACTTTCATCTCCAGCCGGAACGGGTCATCCCCGACCACGTTGTTTTTGAACGTGCGGATGATTCCCTTGGTGATGGGGTAATCCTTGACCAGGGTGCGGGCTCTCCCCTTGGTCATGTATTCGCTGGTAAGGTTCTCCGCGTTGGCGCTGCCGACCGTGAGGGCCAAATCCTGATTGAGATTGGTCGTCACGGCCGCATCGTACAGGCGCGCCATTTTGTTGTTGTGCGCGGTGTATTCCCGGATGAGATGCGCGTCCCGTGGATTGACGCGCACGGATTTTATCGCGGCCCCGCTGATGCCGGATTTGGAGGCGTTGCGGACTATTTCGAAAGAGAATTTCATTGGCTGTAAACGCCGTCGGGATTGGCCGGGGACTGGCCGTAGAAATAGCCACGCGCTATCACGCGATTGACCAGCCGGACGCGGGTGCGTGATTTCTGACCGCTTTGCGCCCGCTGGGTGTCGATTTCGTTTTGGAGAAGCTGGTAATACCGGGCGTAGAAATCGGCGTATTGCATGGGGGGAATCCTTTCGATGACCGTTGCCTCGATCTTCGTGATGCCCAGGTCGTGCATGGATTTTCCCTCCATGACCGCCTGCAACGCCGTGACCATCCTTTGATAATGGGTTGTAACGTTGGCGTTCGCCGGGGTGCCGACCAGTGAATTCGTCACCGGAAAATCACAGTAATAAATCTGATGCGTTTCCCCGGCGTCAATGTTGACAGTCGCGTTCCCCGCCGCGTTGACCGCCTTTCCGACCAGCAGATAATCGCCGGGAATCCAGGTTGCGGTCGTGGCGGCGGGAACGTCAATCAAATGCGCGTCACCGTCCGCAGTTGACTGGAAGCTGATTGCTTGAGAACCGCCGCGCATCTGGTATTGCAGCGCCCATCCCTGGCTGGCCGGATAATCCGGCAGGCGTCGCTCAAAAAGCAGGTTGTCCCCGGCAGAAAGACTCAACGGTTCCCGGCTTAATGTGGTTATTGATGCGGTGGACGGCATTCAAAGTAACCGCGAAGTCAAACCTACCTGATGCCCAACGGGCTGTAAAATCCGCCGAAATAGGGTTTGCGCTGCGGCCGGAGTTGTGGCCGGGGCACATCCGGCTTTGGCGGTTCCGGCTGCGGCATCTTCTTCTCCGGGTCAAGCTGCATGACCTTTTCTGTTTTGCGCCCCATCGACGCCTTCACCCGCAGCATGTTCGGTTTCCAGATGTCGTAACAGGCGAGGGCGTATACCAGCTTGTCCAGGGCCTCGTTCCGCGCCTGGGTTTTTACGAACTGCCGCTTGAAAACGCCTTTCTCGAATGTCTCCACAATTTTCTCAGAGCAAAGCTGGCGGAAGAACTTTTCGGCGAACGACAGCGGAAAGTGAATGAACCGCGGGCCATGGTCGGTGATTTCCAGCCGCGAGAAAATCATGTCCTTCGCGGTGTCCGTGCCGACCATGAACAAGGTTATTCCGTAGTGCCGCTTGGTGGACGGCGTGACGAGCGCGGCGTATGGCGTCGCGCTGCCCTTGACGGCGAACGGGTGCAGTCCGGGATTGGCGGCGCAAAAACGGTAAACCGCCTTGGTCTTGTGACCGCTGTCGATTGCGGTCGCATTGATTCTCAATTTCGCGCCCGACGGATGGTCGTACTCCGTGAGCAGAAAATCCACCACCTGCTGCTGGACGTGCGGCATGTCGAAATCGCCATGCACGACGTAGTTTTCGAGCCACCACATTTCCTCCTCGTCACCCCAGCCCATGATGCCGATTTCTACGCGGTCGGATTGCACGTCGATGGCCGCGCGAATAAGCGCGACCTCCTCCGGGATGTTTTGCGGCCCGAAGTCCTCCCGCCGGTCCATCAGCGGATGCCAGTCGATTTCCTTGGTCGGGTCGGCCCAGGTCTCGGCCAGAAACGTGTTGACCCAGACCATCATGGTTTCGCGGCCGCCTTTCTTTGCCTCCAGGAACGCCTCCGCGAATTCGTGATGATAGTTTTTGAACGCTGATTTTTTTCCGATGACGCGGTACAGGCCGTTCAGGTGCCGTCCCCGAATCTTGGTCGCCAGGGCGGTCGCCCGCCACTCCGCGCGCTTGTCATAAATCGCGGCGAGCCGTTGTTGGTCGTTCCACCATCCCTTGCAGGCTTCGCATTCGTAAACCGCGCCCTCGGTGTCCCGGATTTCCCTGCCGTCGCGCGTGAAGGTGAACTTGAACTGCTCCCATCGCAAATGCTGCATGTGACCGCAGATTTGGCAGGGGACAAAGAATCGCCGCTTGTCCGACCGTTCCCACAGGGCTTCCACGCGGGAGCTTCCCTTGTGGGTTGGCGTCGAGGACTTCAACTTCCAGGCGTTGTGAAATGTTTCCGCGCGCTTGTCCGCCAGCGCCATTGAATCGCCCTGCGGGGTCGTCTCAAAATCATCAATCTCGTCCTGAACCACTCCGCGCGCCGACAGCCGGCGCAATGAACTGGTTGAAATGGAGCCGACGGCCACGAGGCCGCCGCCGGGGAACTTCCGGTTCAGCGCGCGGGATTCGGAATCCTTTTCGCGCGGGTCTTTCATCAAGCCCTCCATGCAGGGAATCTCCTTTATCGTCGGCAGCATTTTGTCCCGCAGCCAGTCAAGGGCGTCGGCCAGCTTGGGATAAACCACTAGAATTTTGCAGGGAATCTGTTTTATGAAATAGGCGATGACGAGAATGATGCACAGGGTCTTGCCGGTCTGGCTGGCCCACATCCAGACGGTTTCTTGAATCGTAGGGTCGAGCGGATCGTCCAGCGCCTCCCTCTGCCACGGCATACGGTCAAGGCGGTAACGGCCGGGTTCAGAATTTCCCTCCGCCGGGAGATATGCTTCTGCCGCCGCGAATTCGGAAATCTTGTAACGCGGGGGCGGCAGTATCAGCCGCGCGAAATGTCTGCAGAGATATTCATTCACGGAATTACGGGCAGTCCCTTCGCCCATGCCTCGCGGGCCTCGTCAAAAAGCTGGGTGCCGCGGGCGATGACTTCGGGCGGCAGGCTGAATTCACTGGCGAGCTTGGGCATCACGAGTTCGATTTTGCCGATGCCGGTCGTCATCATCTTCTCCACGTCGGAAACCATCATCACGGTCTTGTCCTCCAGCCGCTGCGCGAGATTGTTTTCGCGTGTGAGCTTCCGCACTTCCTGGGCGAGCTTCTGTTGAGCCAGCGTGTTTTCCTTGTCCTCCCCGCGCATCGGATGCTTGGACAGCTTTTTCCGGCGCTCGAACTCGGCGCAGGCTTTTTCGGTTTCGCCCGCGTCAATCTTGGCGTCCTCCAGCCAGCGCTTGGCCGTCCGGGCGTCAACGTGGAATTCCTCGGACAGCGAATTGACGGTTGAAGGCTGCTTGTGCGAGAGGTTGTTAATCGTTATCGAGCGCATTACAGTCCCTGCGATTTGTGTACTAATGTGTGCTTCTTACGAAGCGGGTCATACACTTTGACCATTTCCTCCCCGGCGTATTTTATCAACTGCTCAACAAACACATCATTGGTGACATTCCCCCAGCTTTCGAGATTAATCCTTTTGATCGGCCCGCGCGCCCACATGCGCCGGGCGGATTCGAGCGGGATGCGAAGGAGGGGAATCATATCAGGAGTAATAACGCCGCCAACCCAAGACCGAATCCCATTCCGGCCAATGCGCTGATAAAATACGAAAGCCAGTTAGGAATGTCTTTCACGACGCCCTCTGCCTTTTCTTGAGAATCACCTCCGCGCGCTCCCGCTCCTTCAACAGCCATTCCGTTTCCGACAGCATTGATTGCAACGCCTTGTCCGGCCAGTCGTCCATGCCCTTTTCGCTCGTCAGCTTGGTGAACGGCTGCCGCAAGGTGGACAGCATCGTCCAGAAACGCTCCATCAGGGGAATGCGCGACGGCGTTTGCTGCTCGGTGCGTTCAGGCAGTTCCAGGTTGCCGTTGATGACGAGCAGCGGTTGAATGTGCTTCACCGCCTCCGTCAGGTCTTTGGCCGGCTCCTTCATCGACCGCGCGATGGATACAAACTCACGGGCGCTCTCAAACGCAAACGGCAGCTTCTCGTGGCAGGTCTTGTGCCAGAAATCAAAGGTGATTTGCTCGTGACCGGACAGCGTTTGCAGGTGCAGCCCTATCTTTCGCGCGCGGTTGGCCATCGACA